CCCGACTCTAAGAGATATTTAGTAAACCCGGTCTGCATCCATGGAGATACCACAAATGCTGTCTTGAAAACGTCCGTTCCAACCTCGGACCCCCAATCCAAATAGGAAGTAAGTAGATAGGAACTGAGCACGGATAGTGCTTGTTCTTGACGAACTCCGAGCTCTGGACTATACCTTCTATACTTTTCAGGATAAAGAGCTCCTCTCTCAATTTCTGAGAGCTTACGGATAGGAAACCCATTGCGCCATCTCCTTCCAAGGTACTCTACATCCGCGGTAGACAAGCCGTGTGAACCCTTCTCGTGATTCACCTTAAAGCCGAAGGTACTTACGAACTCACCAATAGTCTTGACGTCGACCTTGGCGTTTGAGAAAAACAGACAATCATCTCCCAAAACGAACAAGTTGGATTCGTTAATACCCAGCTTAAAACGTTTTGAGGCTGCGTTAATAAGCGCAACATTGGTGAACGAGTCAATTAACTGCGTGAAGTAGCTGCCGGATGGAACGCCGCGCGACTTCCCAGTTACAAGAACAGGGTAGGTCTTTCCCCTAGCTGGCATCACGATAGGTGTAAAGATAAAATATCTTTCCACTATGCCAAACACCTGCTCCAACGTCACTCCAGGGTAAACTTCATCCTCTAAATAGAACCAAGTTCTGAAAGAATTAAAGGCGAAGTGAACAAAAATGCTCGAAACACTGGCGTCGAACTGACTGTAGTCGAGACTATAATGGTACTTATATTCGGAGGCGCATCTCCTCATTCTAGTACCAATCTCATGACTAAAATCACCAAATGTCATGACATGGTCTGTATCCTTGAAGTAATCGATTAAAGGACGCGCGATTATAGCTTCGAGGAGGGTCATCTCCAATGGATACTGCCAAACGAGTCTTGTTTTCTCTTTCCTCTGTGTACGAACACCAGCCAAACAAGGCGAAGGAACCTTGCCTTTCGACAAAATATCGATAGCTTTGTCCAAGGCTACCGTAAATGCCTCTATCTTGTTCATACCATACGAGGTCAATCCTGCACTCTTATCCTTCTTAAGACCCAGAAGTGTGAAGAGTTGACCAGCTTCCTCAGTTAGAGATACAGGATGGATTTTGTCCATATTTTCAGGACGACAAAAGATACGATAACTAGCGTTTAGACCGGCTAAGAGTTCAGCACTTCGCTGTTGCGAATCACTCCGGTCAAATTGAGCCAACCCCTCCCACAACTTGTCATAGGAATAAAGATTCCTATACTCAGATGTGTGGTTGACAGGAATGCCCTGGTCGTACATAACTGCTTCAACGACATGGTCTACTAAAGGTACCACGACGTCTCGAGTGTTATCGACATTCCACTTTTCAAGATGCTTCGCTCGGAAAGTACGTTCTCTGAACATAATCTTTCACTCCTGCGAATATATCTACCCGGCTACAGACATGCTGGTGAGCACCACGATAGATAAGCCTGGCACGGAGAAGTGCCTTTAACCTGCTATCCACATTTCTGCTTCAAGCTTCGCCCCGTAATCGCGATTAG